CGGCGGCGGAGTTCTCCGTCGTCAAGGCCCGCTCTTCGGCGTCCTCGGCGGGTACGGCCTTCTCGACGTCGCCGTCGGAATCCGCGACCGGCTCGGCGAGCCCGGAGGCGCACAGATCGGCACCCTCGGAGTCCGAGACGTCGAAGGTCTCCCCGCGCTTCGGCCATGCCACGCCGTTCCGAGCCCCCGACACTTCCATCTTCATGCGAACACGCATGGATCTTCCCTCCTCAGCTGGCGATGATTCCGGCGTCGCGCAGGGCGGCCGTCAGGGCGTTGAGGCGCGACACGAGCGTCGCGAAGTTGTTGTTGACCGTGGTCTGGGTGGGCGTACCCGTCACGTCGACCGTGCCGCCCGCGGGCGTACCCACAGCACTGGTCAGATCCGTGAGCGCGGAGCGAGTCGCCCACGCCAGGTCGCTTCCGAGGCTCTGCTGGCCCTTGGCCATGAGGTTCTCCTGATGGTGTCGAAAGGGGCCTTCAGGCCCCCGATCGGTGTCGCTCGATGTACTCGGCTGCGGCGCGGAGCAGTTGCGGGTCTTCGCGAAAGAAGCCGACGCCCTGGTTACAGCGACCGCACAAGAGATCTCGGTTCGCCCCGGTCACGTGATCGTGGTCGACATGCAGCCGGGCTGCCGCTCGAACGCCGTTGGGATCGGGCGGGCTACCGCAGATCGCACATCGGCCGTCCTGTCGGGCGAGCATCGCCTCATACTGCTCCAGCGTCATCCCATACCGACGAGCCAGTAGAACGCGAAGATTCTTCTCTCGGCTCGCGGGATTGACGTCTACACGTCGGGCCGCGTTCTTGCGTTTTTGGTTCGCCAGAAGCTTCTCGCTGGTGCAGGACACGCAAGCGGGCTGGCTCCCCATCCCCGACCAGTGCGCCTCGAACTCATCGCCACAGTCTCCGCAGATCAACTTCCGTAGAGCCCGGCGGGGATTCTTGTCCTTCGTTCGATCACGGCATGGGCGCGAGCAAGCGACCTGATGTGACCGGTAGGGCTGGAACTCCGTACCGCATGCTGCGCAGTTGCGGAGCCCCAGCCCCAACTGGGGTTGCCTTCCACGTTCTTTCATCCGCCAAATCTACATGACGGGTACAGAATCAGGATGCACCACCCGCGAAATACTTGACGGCGCCCGTAAGATCCACGAGCGAGCAGTCGGCGCGCAGCAGGGCCCGGAAGGTGACCAGGTCCGTGTTGAACGCGTAGTCGTCGGACCGCTCGAAGCGGACGCCGCCCGCGAAGCGGACGAAGAACTGGCTGAAGTCGCCGAAGACGAGGGACTTCGCCGACAGGGCGGTCGCGGGCACGTTCGGGTCGGTGAGAACCGGCTTGCCGAGGATCATGTCCGGGGAGCCGGCCTGCAGACCCGGCTGCCAGATGTACTGGCCGGTCGTGTCCTTGAGCTTGCGGGCGTTGGCGACCGTCGAGTCCTTCATGATCCACTTGCAGGATGCGGACGCCCGGTACGGCGCGATCACGCTGAAGAACAGGTCGATCAGGTTGTCCCCGGAGAACGCGCCCGTCACACCGGTGCCGCCGGTCACGCCCAGCGTGGCGTCGGTGATGACACCGCGCGGCTGCGAGGTGCCGGTGCCGGTCATGGCGTGCGCGCCGAAGGCATTGCCCAGCGCGCGGCCCGCCTGCATGGCGAGGTAGCCCTCCAGGTCGACACCCGTGTCGTCCAGGAGCTCGCGCGACACCTGGATCATGGTGCCGTACTTGTAGGCGCCCAGCGGGATCTGACCGAACGCCGGGTCCGACGCACCGATCGTGTTGCCCTCGGTGACGATGGACGCGCTGGAGTGCGCGGTCGTCTTCGGGACCTGGATAACCTCGCCCGAGTTGGTGTTCAGGACCGTCGCCCCGGCCTGCATGATCGCGGACACCTCGATGAGATGCGCGATCAGCCGGTCGTAGAACGACGTCGGGACCGTGTTACCGCCCGCCGTCGCCGAACCCTTCGTCAGCGACCGGTAGTCGACCGGGCCGTTCGGGTTGACGTCGTAGAACCGGCCGCGCTCACCACGCAGGAAGGAGCGCAGCTCCTCGCCACGGTCCCCGCCACCCTGCTGCTCTCCCCGAGTGGCCGCCTGCCCGCCGGCCGCAGCACCCCCGCGCTGACCGCCCTGACCGCCCTGGCCGTGCAGCCGCTCGAAAGCGTCGTCGGCCTCCTTGGCGCGGGCCTCCGTGTCCAGCGCCGACTTGATGCGCTCGTCGAGCTTGTCCAGCTCGTCGTTCATCGCGTCCCACGAGCCCTGCTCGCTGGGCTCGAAGGCACGGTTCTCGTCGGCCGCCTTGTCGGCGAGCCCCTTCATCTGCTCCCACACGTTGGCACGCCGCTCGCGCAGCCTCTGAACCATGTCCGACATGGATGGACTCCTCGTCCGCTCGAAATCGATCTCGAACGCGGAGCCCACGCGGTCCCACACCCCGTGGGGTGCCGGTGGCCGGCGCCTTTGCGCAACCGGCGGTCCGCTGATCACTTCCTCGTGTCGCACGCTGGCCCGTTGTGTGCTTCACCGCACCCAGAGCGGACACCGACCGGGAGAGCCCAAGTCGACGCCGTGGCAGTACGGCTACGCGGTCCAAGGACGGCGTACCGCCCCCGCATGACGGGGGTCTTGTCTTGCAGGAGGCCTCAGCCTCAGACGTAGGGGTCTTCCCTGCGGGCCAGAAGCGCCGCAGCAGCGGCCGGGCCGAACATGCCCCTGCGGGCAGGCTTCTTGGGCTGCGGCCCGTCGGTGCGGACGAAGAACTTCCGCAGCTCGTCCTCCCGCGCCATCGAGCGGACCTCCTCGAAGTCCGCCTCGAACCGGTTCGCCAGCGAGCGAAGTCCCGCCGTGCTGTCCGGATAGGCGGGCACGTTCACCGGTGCGACGTCGACGAGCTGGACGCCCGTCAGGCGGCGCAGTGGATAGCCCTGATCGGTGGTGGCCCAGTCGTCGCTCACTGTGCGGAACGCGAACGAGCTCTTGCGGACGTCGCCGCGCTGCACCAGCTCCGTCACGTGCGCCATCGACGTGGGCGGGTCCACCTCGTAGGTGAGGCCGTAGCTGTCCAGGCCCATCCGAAGCGTCCCAGCCGCAGTCGTGCCCAGGAGCTGGTTGTCGTCGTGGTTGTAGCGGGCGATGACGTCCGGCCAGCCGTCGCCGCGGGCCTGGTTGAAGGCCACCGGGTCAACGACCTCGATGAAGCCGCCCAGGTTGCGGGACTGCCGGTTGAACACGGCCGCGTAGCCGCCGATGCGGCGCTTCTCGCCGTCGGCGCGCAGTTCGGCCTTGCCTGTGTCGCCGGAGGTGTACCGGCGTTCGATCTCCACGGTGCCTCCAACGGCGCTTGGTGGGTTGGTGCGCTGGTCAGCCATTTCCGCTGCCTTCCCTGCGGACCAGCCTCAGCCGGTCCAGGTCCTGATCGCTGTGGCCGCGGATCGCCGGCGGGGTGATGTTCACGCCGGCCGCGATGGGCAGCGGCGTGTAGTCCTGCCCCTGGCTGTCCGGCAGTGGCGGCATGCTCTCCCTGTTGCGAATCTCGTCGATGTTCGCGCCACCGATGAGCCGCTGCTTCTCGTAGATCGTCCAGCGGGTCAGCGGGTCCAGTCGGATCAGCTTGTCCGCGTCGAACTGCACGCACTGCCCGCGGGGGGTCAGCATCGACAGGTGCGACTCCAGCTTGCTCATCCACGGCAGCAGCGTCAGCTGGATCAGTTCGATCTCTCGCTGCTCCGGGCTGCTGTAGGACATCGACCCGCCGGTCTCGCCGCCGATCAGTTCGGGCGGAACCCCGTAGATCGCCGCCAGTTGCGTCGCACCGAGCTTCAGTGTCGCAATGAACTGCGCCTCGTAGGCGGGCACGGTGATCGGGCTGTAGTCCCAGTCCTTGCCGTACACGATCGGCTGGCGGGTGCGGATCGCATCCATCAGCCGCGCCTTGATGACCGCAGCATCCGCCTGGTCCACCGTCTGCGTAACGTTCTTGAAGGTGCCGGGCGGAACACCCCCGGTGGCATGCCACGCCTCCATGTACTCCTGCGCGGCCAGGTTCGTCGTCGCCATCGAGGCGAACGCACCGATCGGGCTGAGCCCGAGCACCCTGCCCGGCAGCGGGAACCACGGGATGTGCACGATGTCCGTGGCGTCGACCTGGTTGCCGCGGATGTACCAGATCGGGTTGACGAACGAGCCGGGCCCGGACGGCATCGAGTCGATGACCTGAACCCAGTCCAGGGGCAGCCACTCGATCATTGTCGGGTAGCCGTAGTAGTCCCTCGCGGTGACGTAGCCGACGGCATTGCCCCGGTACACCATCGACAGGACCGCTCGCCAGATCCAGTCGTTGAAGTTGCCCTGCACTGACGGATTCGCGAAGAGGCTGGACAGCGGCAACGGCTGGACCGTGCCGCCCGAGTCCCGGAACTGCCGCAGCGGGGCCGCCGCAATGTTGGACGCCAGGAGCCGTCCAGCCGCGTACACAGGAGCCAGTCGCAGCACGCGGTCGACACTGACAGATCCGCCAGTGACGCCACCGCCGTGCCCCCACGGCACCGAGTCGATCGAGCGCTTCTCCACTCCCGACCGAGTCTCGACCCCGACGAGCCACGCACCGGTCTGACGGAATCCGCGCGCCACGAGGCCGAGCCGTCGGCCCCACGTCGCG